TTATGTGCCTAACTATGGCCCTATTCCCACTAAGGTAACTGGCCCAACGACAGCAGCAAAGTTATTGGAAATGCAAAAGGAAATAGCCGAACTTCGTGAAATAATTAAACTCTTAAAATCAAAAATAAAATGAAAAAAGCAATCTTAACTCTCTTTTTGGGTGTCATTACTACCCTAACCTTTGCCCAGCAAGCTCCTGTCATTGACACTAGCTTCCAGGGTATGCAATCGGTTTTTATTCAGCCGATCCAGCCAATTATCACAGACACAGCCTATGCAACCCATTTGGGAGCTTATGTGGTGTCAGATAACCTAAAGAATAGTGCTACTTTCTTTTGGGCTTTACTGACTAGTGATGGCAAGCAATTACTAAATGGCAACTACACAATGACCTCAGAGCAGTATGCTGCATGGTGCGCCCCTAGCAACCCTATCGCTTGTAACCTTTACCCATTTTTTGTGATTGGGAATGCTTACAACATTACCTTTGCTCCATCATTAACCAAAAAGAAATAAATTGACTGAGCAAACCTTTTTTGGCATTATTGTCATTATTCTGATAGTAATGGCCCTTAAATTTGTGGACAATTTAATCAAATAAACATGAAAAAACTACTTCTAATCGCAGCCATTGGTCTTTTCTCTTTTACAACCCAAGAGCCAAAGACCGTAACATTAACCTTAACCGTAGAGGAGGTAAACCTTATCTACATGGGATTGGGTGAGCTTCCTGCCAAAGCTAGTGAGCAACTTAGAGCTAAAATTGCTCAAGAGGCACAAAAGCAACTTAATCCCGAAAAAAAGTAAACGATGACACAGAGTTGGATGATATTTATTCTAGGCCAAGCCGCCACTTATGCAGTAGCCTTAATTAAGGTCTGGAACGACACACAAGTAAAAATGGCCCGCATAGAGGAAAGGCTAAAGGTAGCAGAAGATAAAGATGAGATTATCTTCAAAAAACTAGATCACATATCAACTCAACTAACTGAGTTGTCTATTAATTTATCTAAAAAGCAAGACAAATGAGTAACTTTCTGAATCTTGACTTACAAGACCTGACTAAGGGTTTTGTGGTAGCCTTTTTGAGTGCTGCCTTGACTGGCATCGTTGCTATTTTAGAAACCAGCCAACTGCCACAGGTATCGGATATCAAAGCCGCTGCTATCGTTGGTTTAACCGCTGGTCTGTCCTATTTGTTAAAGAATGTCCTGACTAATAGTCAAGGGCAAATGCTAAAAAAAGACTAATGCGTGTTTTTGTGTTGGCTGGGTTATTGCTCATCGGTTGCAATCCGGGTAAGCAACTATCTAAAGCAGAGGCAAGGCTGGCTCAGGCTGGCCGCCTCCCAGCTATTTGCGCTGAGAGATACCCGGTTAAAGACACGACCTACATTAAAGACACTTTGGTCCAGATAGACACCTTTCTGTCTGGGGAGTACATCTTTGACACAGCCCGAATCAATGATACCTTATACGAGGTTAAGTATAAACCCGTAGTTGTCTCTAAGACAAAATACATAACTAAAGTAGAAAGGGTTGAGGATGTAGCCAAGATAGAGGCTTTGAGGGCATCTGTGAGCCAATTAGAGGCTAATAGGGCCGCTTTATCGGTTCAGCTAGCAGAATATAAGGACAAGGCTAGGACTCGCCTAAATTGGCTTATTTTGGTCTTATGCGCGGTCTTTGGGTTTGCTATTCGTAAGCCAGTTATGGCTTTAATCAAATTCCACTTAAAATGGTAACCTCTGCCCAAGCCTTAAAAAAGTACGGACAGCCCGATCCGGCCAATCCCCACATGGTTTTGTGGGATGTGCCAGCTCATTTAGAGATAGGGGTTATCCCTAAAAGGGTATATTGCAATAAAGACCTTGTCGGTCCTTTAGAAGCCGCGTTTAAGGCTTTAATAGATACTGGTTATGTAAGCGAGCTAAAGACCTGGGATGGCTGTTTTAATATCCGTAAGAAAAGGGGTCTAAGCTCTATGAGCCTACATTCTTGGGGGATAGCAATCGACCTTAATGCTTTTGAGAATGGCCTCGGTAAAGAGCCCAAACTGAGTGCTGGCTTTGTCAAGTGTTTTACAGATAATGGCTTTGATTGGGGTGGTGTCTGGACACGAAAAGACGGCATGCACTTTGAGTTATCTAAAATATGAATAGAAGAAAAGACATATCTGGAATCTATAAAATAACCTCTCCATCTAAAAAAGTGTATATAGGAAGAAGTTATGGGATTAAACAAAGATGGAGAACTTATAGAAGAATGGATTGTAAAGATCAAAACAAACTATTTGCTTCTTTTTTTAAGCATGGTGTTGATAATCATAAATTTATGATACTGCATGAGCTACCAAATGATGTTGAAAAAGAAGTTATTGAGACATATGAACTAATATATCTGAACTTATATAAAGACTGCGGTATAGAACTTCTAAATCTTGCTCCGGCAGGAAAAGGGGTGGGAAAGCTTAAAGATTGTCAACGTATGAAAGCCGGGAATGTACATAAAGGAAAATCTACATGGACAAAAGGCAGATTTGGAAAAGACCATAACAGAAGCTTACAGATTGTTTGTAATGGAATAACATATGGTAGTATATCAGAAGCAAGCAGAAAAACTGGAGTGGCTATAAGCACCATACATTATTGTGTGTCAAAAGGAACTCCTTTAAAGTCAGGCATGCACTTTCAATTAAGCAAAATATAGTTTGCAAGTATTTCAACTGGCTTTACCTTTATATTCTAAACACACTGCATGACTAAAGTGTCAGTAGTTAGAGAGTACCGCGATAAGTACCCTGACTATCCCAATCTCAAACTGGCTAGGATTATCTATGCCGAGAACAAAGAATTATTTACCTCTGTCGATACAATAAGAGGTTATATTCGGCAAATACAAGGACAAAAAGGTAGTAAAGATCGAACAGTACAAACACATAAGCAAGGACCCAGACCTCTTAATCCCTATAAGCTACCTGAGTCTGATGAGTCAACTTTCGAGCCTTACAACGTCAAGGCCAAGCGAATACTTGGTTTATTCGACATCCATGCCCCTTATCATTCCATTCCAGCCCTAACAGCGGCTTTAGACTACGCAAAGAAAGAGAAGCCAGATGCAGTTATCTTAGGGGGAGACCTTTTCGACTTTCATGGGCTTAGTAGATTTCTTAGAGACCCTAGAAAGAAAAACTTTGCTACTGAATTATCCATAGGCTGCCAAGTTATAGAGGTCATCCAAAAGACGTTAAACTGCCAGATTTACTTTAAGTTCGGTAACCATGATGAGAGATACCAGCATTATCTCTGGCAGAAGCTCGGAGAATTGCAAGGGGTAGAGGACTTTGAGTTAGAAAACCTAATTAAGAAAAGGGTTGCTGGGGTTAAGTTTATCACAGATAAGAGGATTATAAAGGCCAATGACTTAAACATCGTGCATGGCCACGAGTTTGCCAGCTCTATCATTAGCCCGGTCAATATAGCCAGAGGATTGTATCTTCGGGCAAAGGCTAACACTATTTGCGGGCATCATCACAGGTCATCAGAGCACACAGAACAGAATATTGAGGGTAAGATAGTAACTACTTGGTCGGTGGGTTGTTTATCAGAGTTGCATCCTCAATATATGCCCATAAATAACTGGAACCATGGCTTCATTTTGATAGATTTACATGGCACTAAAGAATTTGAAGTAAGGAACAAAAGAATCTGGAAAGGACAAGTACTATGACACACAAAAACGCACCTATCATTAAAAAGAAAGTCCAAGAATTACTAAAAGAACTGCCTCCAGTGGAGAGGCTAAATATACTAGAGCCATTGTGCGAAAAGTATAGAGCCGACTCTAGAAAGGATGTTGAAAAGGATATAATCGAATGGACGAGAAAAAAGGGATTGCCGAGGATCAAGACGGACTACTAACTTTTGACCCTACACCTCACGATGATATACAAGCCTGCACTCAGGCTATGGGTGTCATAGAGGATTTGGACTTAGCACTTTTATCTGATGATGAGGCAGCTATGGTTAGGCAAATCCGTAAGATGGCTTTACACATAACCCATCAGGCTCTTTACGAGATATATGAGGGAGGTTGCTATGCCTCCTAAGATTACCAATCCCCATAAAGTTGAGCATCGTAAACTCGGCAGAGAACAGGCTTGGGGGATTGCTTGGACCACACAAAACAAAATAAGCATTGATCCTACCCTTTCTGGTTATCGTTATCTGCTTTACCTACTTCATGAGCATTTTCACCTAAAACACCCTGACTGGTCAGAGACCAAAGTCCGAAAGGAGTCATCTAAGACTGCCCGATTCTTATGGCAGATGGGGTTCAGATTGGTGGAGCTGAAATAGGTTGCCAATAATGTAAAT